GCCCACCACTGCTGCGTTCGCCAGCGCGCCACCCGCCGTCTGCCCGGGCTGCAGAGGTTGGGCCATCATCGCCCCTGTCATCATCATGGCTCGCTGGAGGTTCGGATTGCTCTGGAACCGTTGTACCAGCTCGCTCCACCCACCCAGGCGCTTCTCGTACTCCTGCGGATCATTCGCAGGCCGGTTGTACATCTGGATCTGGGCCGTCGGGTCAGGCTGCATCATAGCCCCCATCGCCGCCGGAGAACCAGACGGATCTGCCTGCGGCATCTGAGGACTCTGTCCCATCATCTCCCACCATTCCATCAGACGCCTCCTTTCAGCAGTTGCGCCAAGCTAGGCACCGGCTTGAGGCCCTCCGGCAGTGTTGTACCCGGGAACTGAATCATACCCGGCTGCCGGGGGGCGCTTGCTGGGGCGGGATGCACAGGCTGCTGTTGCGGCATGAACTGTTGCATCATTTGTGGAGGAAGGGGGCTTCCGCCTGGCATCGCTCCCGGTGTCTGCGGCTTGAAGATCGAGGCGTAGGGCGCGCCTGTCTGCATCGCGTTCCCCGCCTGCATCGGACTCGCCGCAGAACCGAACATATCCATGGCTCCGCCTTCGGTCGCCTGGAGGAACGGCGTAGGATCCCATTCCTGGGCCAGCTGCGACAGCTTATAAGCGTCAATTGGCATACTGCCTCCTAGCTAAAGAGCGAGAGCATCAGGCCCGCTCCCGCGCCTATGATCGGATTGAAGCCTGTCATAGCCGCGAGGCTTGCTCCCATCATCGCTCCGCCGACAGGTGCCAGGGGATTGGCTTGCGGCCCTGGAACCGTACTGGTAGTTTGCGTGCTCGGGTTGCTCATGCCGGACACTATGTTCGCGTACGGAGCCAGCGCTTGCCACGGAGCGTTGATATCCCACAGCCGCTGGCGCTCGTCATACGCCTCGTTCTGCTGGCCGATAGATCCAATGATGTTCGCTGGCAGCATTCCAGTGGAGATCTCCGTCTGGATGTTCTGCGGAGCGAGGGCCATGGTACGGCTAAACACGTCCAGCCCCTTGGTGTACGCGTCCGAGGTAAGCTTGCCGGTCACGTCTCCGATGGTGTTGAGATAATCCCTTCCAGCCATCCCCATCGCGATACCTTCGCGAGTGCCAGAGCCGCCGGAGTTGTTAGCCTGGAACTGGCTACGAATCTGCGCCATCGGGCCAGAGGGCCCGGTATACGCCTCGTTTACCTTCCGAGTAGCTGTATCCAGCGAGGCCTGGAACCCCGGGCTGGACGTCGGATCCAGCACGCCTTGCAGGCCAAAGGTTTGGGCGTTCTGCAACTGGCCCATCATGCCAGCATACGGAGCCGAGTTAGCAAAGTTCCGCATCAGGTTCTGCGCCTGCAGAGTATCGGCGGTCGGCCCACCTGGCGCCATTCCCTGCACTCGACCAGCGTTGGCTTCGTAAATTTGCTGGGCGGTCTGCATCAGTTGCGCCCGCCGCGCAGCCTCCTCGGGCGAGTACTGCTGCACCACGTTCGTAGTGCTGGTCTGTGCAGGTGGCGAATCCCCGCCTATCCCGCACACCAGCAACATCTTGAACAAGTCGAACAGTCTCATTGCAGCTTCCTCCGAAGATCGAGCGAAACGATCGTGGCCTTGTACTTGAAGCCGTACTTGCGCAGCAGGCGTTCCATCGCCGGCCTACACCAACCTTCTACCTCGACGGCTTCGAGAGTAAGTGCCCAAGCTTCGAGCACATGGAGCTGGGCCATGGCGTGCTTCATGCCGCGTCCAGCCGCTGCAATGATCCGCACAGCGCGGTATTTGTCGTAGCAAACCGGCTTTGCTACGAAAATCGCCCGAATCTGGTCATCCTCGAGCAGGATAAACGCCCTCGCTACGCCTTGGAACAGCAGCTCCCGCATCCCTTCACAGGTCACCATTCCACGTCCATGCTGAACGGCCCGGGCAAGCAGAGGCTCGAGCAGCTCCCAAAGGACTGGAACCTCTACCTGATGCATGAGGTAGACATTCCAGCCTTTGTCCTTCCGAAGGCCAGGCTGCAGAGCGAGTCTCACACCAGAGGTACCATGGCTACTGCTTGACTCGAGCGACCACGGGCGATCCTGTCATGGACCACTGAGCAGGGACCAGTATAGTCGTGATAATTCGCCAGCTTGACGTACGCTCCTTGGCCGGCGTAGAGAGTCGGGAGGCCGGACCTGGTATATCGCAGGGTGTAATTCGCATCCCCCTCCTTCCGCGCCCAGATCTTGAACAGCCCGCTCGACCCCGACGACCAGATAATGTTGTACACGAAGTCGTACCACGTATTCCTCGCTGGCGGTTCATCTCCGAAGGGTAGGATGTTCGTCCTGTTCGCGCCCGGACTGCCGCCGTAGATGTTGCTGACCCATCGAGGCGGTTGGCCGGCGCCTAACCTTGTCACAGTCATCGTCATCGGGGCTGGCCCTGTGCCTCCAGTGTGGTGAAAGTCAAACAGCACGTTCGTGTGCCAGGCACCATCCGGCGGATCCTTCCAGTCGTCCGGCAGGAGGATGCTATGAGCCCACCACTGCTCCAGTCCCTCGGCGATGTTGCCACTGACGACGTCATTTGCCGCTCGTAAATCGCAGCGCTCGAAGCTACCTGAGCCGGAAATGCCAGTATCTCCTGGCAGAGTAGTGAGCTTCACACCTCTGGTACCCAACCTGCCGACTGGCACGAGCGTGACCCGAGTTGGGCTCCTGGCCTGGATTACCCAGTTCCCACCGTCCGTCACGTCTGTCTCGAACGAGGAGACGAAATCCGCACCTTCAATCGCTGGATCGGCTGGTGGGTCGATATCAGGCGGAGGACTCGGCGCGTCTGGCTCTGGCGGAGTGATGTTGATAGGGTTCCAGACGCCGTTCAGGTAAACGTAAATCCCTCGACCGAATCCAGGATTCCAGTCCGTTCCATCTGCCGCCACGAGCATGAAGTCGGATGGCTTTGCTGGCGGCTTGTGAAGCTCCTGCACGCTCGAGGTACTGCCGCCGTGGCCCTCGAGTGTTGTAATTGCCTGAGAGATTCTCTCGAACTCCCGCTGCATATAAGCACCCACATCTTCGAGGGCTGCGCTGGGACCTTTAGGGTCCGGTTGATAAAGTGCCATCAGTGTTCTCCTCTGTCAATAACATCAGCATCGTAACCCGAGAGGCGCCAACTAATGTCAGTGTTGCTCTCGAATTTCACTGCGTGAATGCGAGCAGTTTCGCTATCTGCAAAGTCGCAGAACTCCGTCTCTCCAATGACAAACGTCTGAGCGGGCCCGTAGTTCACCGGACCGCCAATCTTCTCTTGTGTCCCCAAGTACACATTGATCACTCCGCCTTGGGTACCAGTCACCCTGGGCCAGATCGCAGTAACCTGCTTCATCCTCGTGTAATCCGGAGGAGCCTCGGCTTTCAGCGGCCAACCAATCCCCTGCCGCTCCACAAACGACTCCATCGGTTGGCCGTTGACTGACTGGCCGATCTCTGGGACGTACAGCTTTGTGTCTGTCGGCGAGGCCATGAGCATCTTCTGCTTGGTCGGATCGCTCGCTCGATCGCCCCAGATCTTGGTTGCCGTAGCCCAGGTAGCCGTCGCTCCAGCCCACGTGTCCGTCGCAGACTGCGGAGACACCAGTCCGGAGTCAATAAAGCTGATCTTCGGCAGGTCCCGCTCGCCCCAGCGATTCTTCTCCCAGTTCCAAACCAACGCCCGAGTCGGATACGTTTGCCCCACCTCGGGATAGCAGGCCCAGACGTCGCTCGTCGCATAGTTTACCACGACAAAGGACTTGTTGTAGTTGGTCTGGTCGATGGTATCCTGCAGCATGTGGCGCGCACGCTCGCTCATGATCGACTTAGCGTTCTGGCCGTCGTGAACTATGGCGTCTTCGCAGGTGAATACAAAATGCTGTCCGGAGAAGAATTCCACTGCACATCGCCGCGCCAGGGTGCCAATGTTGCCAAAGATGCGTGAGAACCTGAACACACCCGCAGCCGTGCCCACAAACTGCATTTGCCACGTCTGGCGCTCTTTGTACAGGATGAGCACGTCCCTCATGGGATGCGCGTCTACTAGGAATCCACCAGCGCCAGGCAAAGTCCACTCGCCAGCGTCGTTCGTCTCGTCGTTTTCGTCCCAGGAGAGTGGCACGGCCCCAGACGGAGATTCGCTCGACCACTTGATCGTGTTGGGAAAGCGAGTGCCTTCCTTAGTAATATCCAACGCCACGAGATACCTCTTCAGGACTCGGATAGTGCTCGCCCTGAGGGTTGCGGGCCAGTTCTCCAAATTCTGAAGACGTGTCGCGAGAGCAGGATATTTCCACTGCTGTGGAACATCAAAGCCGTTGTTGATTACAGGAATATCCTCAATCGTCGCTCCTGTCCAGCCAGTGGCTGGATTCATCGTATAGTCTCCCCCCACCGCCCGAGTAATGTCGGAATGGTTCAGGCCATCCACCGCGCCTACCTTATTTCCGCTCGCGTAGAGCCAGAAGGCCAACCCGCCGTACTGCGCGGCCATAAGCCACTCAGGTGACCACAGCACGCCTTGAAACACCTCCACATGTCCGGAGAACTTCTCCGCAGCGCCGTCACGGAACCTGACATTGTTCGCGTCAGTCCATGCATTAAGCGGCAGCTCGTGGTGAGGTTGGTCAGTAACTAACCCAACCTCACCAACCTGTGCGACAGGGATTTTCACCGGCCCTCGGCCTTTGCCTGAGCGATCGCCGCCTCGAGGTCACTCTCGTGAGTGATCAACTGCTGCCTGAACTTGTCGATCTCAGCTTCGTTGAGGCCCCTACCTTCGAGGGCGGCTTGCTCTTTCGTGAGCTCGAAATCGAGCAGGCGGAGCATGATCTGGGCGAGCAGGGTAGTGGAATCCATCTAGTTTCCTTTCGTTGCGAGGTAGTCTTCCAGCACCTTGATGATCGCCATTTGAGCGGCGATCTTGGCGTCCGCTGCCTTCGGATCCACCTTGGCCAGCTGCAGCCCCACGTCGATTCCCTGCCGGGTTGTGCGGACTGTCGTCAGGACGTGCTGAGCGTCGGCCCCACTGATCTTCTTGGCATTCAGGGCCTGTTTCGCGCCCTTGGTGATTTCGTCCAGCGCGATAAAGCCCGCTACAGCCTTCTCCTCCGGCGTCTTTGGGACCGTTATGAGGCCTCCCGTGCTCGAACACGACAGCAGCATGGGGAACAGCAACAGCAAAAGATACTTCCTCATCTGATTCCTTTCCATTCGAGGCTGAAGTGGTTGCCATCCTTAAACCGCCCGCCCCAGGTTCCGCCACGTCTTTCCCATTCCTCACCAAGGGGGCGGTACGCCTCAGTGTCCGTCTGATACACTCCATTGATGTATAAGGAGAGGTCAGCGGCAAGTCCATACTGATGTAAAGTCTTGCCAATACCCACTCCATGCGCGACGTTCCAGGCGATCTGCGCAGGCCCACGCAAAATCTCTCCGTAAACCACCTGATACCCCGGAAGTGATTTCGGAACCCAGAGCACGAATTCCGAAATCATCTCCGAGAATTTCAGTCGCTGTTCCCGCAGCGCGCTCACGAGTCTTTCGCAACCTCCCTCTTGGTCGGAGTCTGCTCGCGGACCTCCTGCACCTGCTCGGGAGTAGTCGGCTTGTTCGGCGCCAGATAAACGCTCACTGCCGTCACTATGCCGACGAGAGCGTCGATGATGGCCTGCTGGCTACCTTCCAGATCGAGCCCGTACCGCGCTGCGATCATGACAACCAGGCCGACTACGGCCGCTATGAGTTTGCTGTAGTACGTCATTCCAAGACCTTCCTTAAAAAGTAGTTGAGTAAGACACTGATGAGGATAGTAATGAGACCAGCGACAGTGCTCAAGGTCAACATCCTGCCTTCCATGTTCGCCTTATACAGCTCCAGAGCACGAACACGCTCCATCATCTGGTCCTTTATCAGCTCCACCATGTGCCGAGTTTCCTCCTTGTACTTTTCTATTTGTGCAAAGCGCCGATCGACGTTCCCAGCCTGGTCGCTGATTCGCTGTCCGAGTTGATGCTCGACCTTGTCAAGGACCTTCTCGGACTTGTCAAATCGCTCGAGGATGATCTCTTGCAAGGTGGTCAACCGCTCCTCGAACCACTGTTGCAGGGGGACGCCATTCGCTGCTTTGGGTACTTCAGCCATCAGATCACACCTACGAGTAGGAGGATCAAGATGATCACGAGCAGCAGCCCGACACCGCCCGCTGGTCCATACCCCCAGCCGGAGCTGTATCCCCAGGTAGGCAGCGCGCCTACCAGAATGAGGATCAGGACGATGAGCAAAATCAGCGACAGACTCATAGCAGCCTCCTAAGGAAGTAAACGAACATCCACCTCACTAACCTCGTAAGCTGATTGAGGTTAGTGATATTGGCATCAAACCAGGTGCGCAAGTCCGCTCGAGACATTGCCTTCAACTGGTCGATTGTCATTGGCTGAACGCTACCAAGTGTCGCCGCCCGAGCATCGGCGGAATCTGCCGCTGCAGCGTCGATCTTGGCTTGCACGTCCGGATCTGGTGGCGGCGGCGGAGGCGGAACGTACGCCTCCCACTCGTTGTAGAATGGCATGAATTCAGAGAAATCTGTAATCCTGTCGGTAGGTCGGTGGACCTTGATCTTCTTATAGATAGGATCCTCCAGAATCCGCTTGTTCTCCGCCCGCAGGGCCCGATTCTGCGCCTCTTCCGCCTCCAGGTCACGGTCGT